ACCCCATCGGACAATTCCAGTTCAGTCTTTTTGTGGCTCTGGAAGTTTTGTAGTATGAGTGATTTGATCATTTTATATGGAGTTCACCTGGTATATTATTAGATTCCTCTTTATTACCTAATTGAGGTAACAATTTCAATATTAATTTTTTCTTTGATATTTTTTCAACACGAAGACGACTTCCCCTTATTTCGAGAATTTCACCTTCTTTAAATACCATTGGATTTGGGGATTGCATCATTTCCTCAAATTTCTTTTCACTAATACTTTCAAAATGTCCTTGTCTATTATCCATGATTTCTTATTTTATAAAATTGTAAAACACTTGATTGTTGACATGCTGTATAATGAATAGCCAGGGCATCAGCAACGGCTTCGTCTTTATATTTCACCCCAGTCCATTTCATTTGGTAATGGGTTTTTATTATCTCAATCATCTGTTGTTTTGTGACGTTACGTTTTCCTGATACGGCTTTCTTGGCATCATTCTCTGAATACCATTCCACTCCTATTTGAAACACGTCGGATATGGTCTGAACAATACCAGTGACAATTCCTATCATACGGGCGGCAGCAGCATTTTGACTACCATGAGGCAATTCGGATAATAAGTAACTCACTTCGTATTGTTTGATAATGGATAACAACTGTTGATTGATTTCACTCACCCTGCGTATGGTGTCGTCTCCTTTTCTGATGCGTAGCTTTTTTGCTTGCGGTTCTGTTTTGATACATCCTGATGTCAATACCTTTCCTTGGGCGTTCAGTACGGCATACCCCCAGGCGGTGATGCTTGGATCGTTGGTGAGTACAATCAATTTACTATGGGTTTTGGTTCTTTTCATTACCGTATCTTAGTTTTACGTTCTGATCGAAATTTGCTTTCAATCCGTTCCCACAAATCAATAACCTGTTCCCGGAGTTCTTGTTCCAGGTTTCCTTCTTCAATCATTGAAATGGACTTTTCCATTGATACATCCAGCTTGTTTTCCCCCAACGTATACATAGTGTTCCGGGTATGATCTTTTATGAATTGCAGGTTCTGCCGAACATCATCAATGCCGTAATCAAACAGTATGGTAACAGGAGCAATGTGGTGAGGACACCAAACAGATGATTTAAACACTTCCACCTCAATATTCACTCCGACAACCCGTTTGACTTCACGCTTGGCAATGTGGGCTTTCTTTCGTATTTTAGGGCTTGTGGTGAACATCGTCCGCAATCGCAGACTGGAATAAAATCCAATGGCTTCACCACCTGGACTTTTGTGTTTAGGCCCGAACTGATCCATGCTCTGACGTATCTGGTTGCTACACACCATTAGATAGTTCTTCTGAGCCAACACCCGGCAGGTTTTACGTAGTTGTTCACTGAATTCCTTTGCCCGACGCATTCCCATCTTGTCCTCTTGTTCCATTTCCATGTCAGTGCTGAGGGCAGCCAGGGAATCAGCAAACACCCCGTTGATTTTTCCTTTTGAATTGGGAGTCCAGTTACGTACAGCAGAGAAGATCTCAGGCACGGTGTTTGGGTTGGAATAGTCCATTGTGTTGGTATCCAACCCAAACATCCGGGCAAATTGTTTGTTCAGCCGTGCCTCAGGATCATGAAACATCACCTGTCCTTTTTTGCGTTGTACATCCCCGGCCAGTTCACTTAACAAAACAGTTTTACCAGTTCCGCTCGGTCCAAATATTTCAACCAGAACACCTCCTGGAATGCCTCCACCTCTCACCCGTCCACCACTTATGGAAAGATCCAGAAGGGTTGACCCAGTACTGATAACTGTACCGATGTCCCCATCATAGTCAGGTTTCTTGACAGAGTTGGCATCTACTTTACGCCTCACCTGTTTGCTGAGTGAGAGGGGACGTTTTGTTCTTTGTATCATGGTCCTAACATTGTGAGGATTGTGTAAATATGATCAGCATCAATCCCGGTTTTCTTCAATTCATTCTTCACCTGTTGTTTGAAGCCGTCAAATGAAGGAGCATCGTATTGTTTCCGTAGCTGTTCCCATTCACGTTGAATGGTATCTACTATGGGTTTTATCAACGCCGCCTCATCACATGTTTTCCTTTCCTGACTATACCACTGTTGCATTTGGCCTCGGATAATTGTTGATTTGGAAACTCCCTTAGTCAAAGAATACAACCACAGGTAGGAAGCTATCTGTTTTGGGAGAGTTACACCAGCAAACTTTCCCCCACTGGTTTGTTTGTTTTTCCGCTTGAATATTCGGTTCATTCTTCCTCAGATGCTTTTCCGCAGGCATCAAACTCATCACATTCATCACAATCATCAAACTCATCCCAATCCTTACCAAATTTGTGTTTGAATGGACACTTGCCTTTTTGTGGTTCTGGCTTTTTATCAGTGCGAGTCCTGCGGTTTGGTTTTTTCTCTGGTTTATCATCTTCAGGCTCATCATCTTCAGGCTCATCATCTTCAGGCTCAGGTTCTTTCTTTCGTGGGGTTCTTCCACGTCTGGGCTTTTCTTCTTCATCAGGAACTTCATCATCATCAATCTCATCTGCATCATCATCCATTTCAAAGAATTTTGCCTGTAGTTCTTTGTAGTCAAGAATGTTCAATACCTCATCCAAACAGGGAATATCTTCCAGGATGTCTTCAGTGTACTGTTCTTCCCGTTCTTCAAAGTCAATGCGACTTGCTTTGGCGAATGGATCACTTTTGCCAATCGTCATTGAATCAAAGCGTATACGCAAACTGTACCCTTCCTCCAGGTCTGGAAATACACCATAGTCTTCGTCCTCTTCAAGTTCCTCGTTCAATAGGTTCTGAAACAACCATTGACTGATATCCCAGATGTGAGGTACAGAATCAAATTTCTTTGATTTCAATGGTATTACTACATACAGGTTTCGCATGGAGGCTTTCATTGCATCGGTGTCTTCCTTGTCTGCCCCTTCTTTCATTCGCTTTGCCCGGTACTCACACACTGGACATTTCTTGCCAATTGAAGTAGGGCAAACCACTACATCGTTGTCCACTCCAACGTTGCGATGGATTTTGAACGGACGCTTGTACCACAGGGATCCTGCAATTGCAATATCCGCTTCATCATCCCGGTCAGGGTGGTGTTCATCCGCTACCACATAAGGCAGTATGTCCAGCCGCACCCGGCTACCAGGATCAGGAGAATAAACATTTACATCTTTTGGTAAGGTCAAGTAACCATATGATGCAGCAGCCCGTTTTTGCCGTTGGGCATCTTTGGTTGTTTTCCCTCTGAAATTACTCTTTCTTTTTTTGCTCATGATTTTTTTGTTTTTGTTGAAAATATTGTTCAATTGCATCCAACCAGGCTCTCATCTGTAATCTATGTAAAAAATAGAATACTATTAAACCAACGATTGAAATAAGTATAAATAAAAGTATTTTTGTGAACATTAGTTTCTATAAAAATTTAGTCAATACCCATCCGTATAACAATACAAATGCACAAAGAATCATGCTGATAAATAATCTTGCAATTAGAGATATGTCTTTTTCTGTGGATGATGTTTTTTGTTGAACAATAAAAGAAATAATCAATGATAATCCTAAGGCCTCTACAATTTTTATTTCTCTTATTCCGAAGAGGGAGACAATAAACCATCCCCACAATTTCATTAAAGTAAATCCGTAGATAATCACATTTAGAATAAAGAGAACTAATCCTCCAATGAATTTGACGATTGTTTCCATAATATTACTGGTATTATTTTATGAACATTAGTTTGAAAATTCTTGTTCTAAACTTTCATAAATAAGAGATTCCAATTCAGCCATGTTGATATTTACTCCCTTCCATTTGATTGACCCGTGTAGATCTCCTATTTCTGCTCGACTGCTCAGTATTTTATATTCAATATGCCAATGATCCAAGACACGTTGATATTCTTTTCCTTTAGCAATTACCAAATATTTTGGTGTGGCTGAAATAATAATTATTGTCATTTTGTTGTCCTCCTTATATTTTTACCTACGGTTTTATCCGCCCGTTTCTGTCTCATTTTGCGTTCCTCGGTAATGTCTCGTGGCACTTTCGGGCCAGCAAAGTATTGTTGCCCGTGAAGCCGTACAAGATTCTCCAGAGCCACTTTTCGTTGTTCCATCGCCCGTACTGCTCCTTTGGCAACGTTGTTTTCAAATTTGGCATCAATGTATTTGGTGCTGACGTCCATATAATCTTTGGAATTGAGGACAGCTCCATTCACCACTGCTTCTGTTATCTTGATGTCCTCAAGGCCGTATTTGTCTGGATTTTCCCGTATGTCTCTGTCCAGTTCAGCTTTCACCAAATCAAGTTCTTCTCTGGCTTCTTCCTCCTCTTTTTGGAGTTGAGCTTGCAGCCGGGTGTACTTCATCATTAGTCTTGCCTGGTCTAACCATTCTATGTCCAATGATTCTTCATTGATTCTAAGATCCTTTTCGTAGTCCATCGTTTTATTGTTTAAAATGGTAAGGTTTCATTTTTTGTGATTGCGTAACAAGCATAAACCAATCCTGGAAATCCTGTATTGTAGAACGGTTCCAGAAATTCTTCCAGTACCAATCCTGCCCGGTTGTCTTCTCCTCCCAACAACACTGACTGGGCGTACCCCATTACATGCCTGCGTATGCCTTCCGGATCTTGGTCTTTCAACCCGTTGAGTATTTCCCTGACTGTTTTCCAGTTTCCTCCTTTCAACAGTGCCCGACACAACTGGATGCTTTCACTCTGTTCTTCTGCTGCTTTCCGGGCCACTTCCAACCGTTGTTCATCTTCCACACTCAATACCTGTTCCAGTATCTGGAGGGCGTTGCGGGGCAATCCGAAACTGTCCTGTATGATTTGATCATAGATTTCTCCGTCAAGTTTCACTCCTTCACTCCTTGCTGTACGTTTCA